CGAATACCTCCGGAAACACCACGGCCACGGGATCAACTATAGGATGGTCCGGGGTCAATATAACCCTTTCTGGGACTAACAACAGTCAGGTCGTTATCTCAGCCCCGGCGACTTCTTCGTTCTCGGCCACGGGGTTTGTCTCTCTCTCGGCGAACGGGTCCACGATCTCCATTGGGGCCCCGCAGATGATCTTCTCTGACAGTGCCGGGAGTTTCATATTCACAACCCTGAATTTCTCGAATGCCAACAACGTCACTTTCGGGACTTCGGCGGGGTCGATAGTCACCGCTTCTGTCGCTGCTCCAGGAGCTGGAGGTGGGATAGCCGGGGGGGTCTCGAATAAAGGAAATACCCTTGGGAACACAGGTACGGCTTCTAGTGGAACCATAGTCTTCGCCGGGTCTGGGGCGATAACAGCGAGTCAAAGCACCGCCGCCGGTCAGTCAACGATCTGGTATTCAGCCCCGCAGACTTCAAGCATTGTCGGGACTTCAGGACTTAGTATCTCTACAGCGGGGTCTACGATCTCGGTAGAACCTGTTCCAGCGAGTTACTGGGAGCCCGTACCAAACTTCACCGGGACTGGGGTCTCAAGTCACGCTCCTGCTTCGATCTGGTTCTCGAAGATCAGCAATGCTTGGCCGGTGGCAATCAGTTACGTGAACATCATGAAGTCGATGAACGCCGTCCCTTCGGCGGCGACTTCTTTGGCTTCCAGTGGTACGAACAAGATTTCCTACAGTCACGGATTTTCGATCTTTACCCGACAGGATTTCGGTGCTAATTCCACCAGGATAAGCCAGATCACAACGGCTTCGTTCGGTATGACGGGGACTTACAGTTATACCTCGACAGCTCAGTCTGTAGCTCTTAGCTGGGTGACTAATTCTACGGGAGGGACGACGAGTTTCAGCACTACCAGCAATTCCGGTAACTGGTCTAATTTCTTCACTGGGATGCAGTTGTTCAGGATTCCTCTGGTGACTACATTGACCCCAGGGGAGTATTTCATCGGACAACAGCAGTCAACAACTACTGCGACAGTGAACAGCAACTTCACCCTGCTGAGCTTCAGTAACTTCCATATCGTACCTCAGTCGAATACTGTGGCTACGATAACCTCAAGCGGGTCTCTGGTCTCCAGTTCTCCAGAGGGTCAGGGAATCGGGGTGGCTTCAGCGGTAACGACCAATGCTACGATGGGAATGAATGACATCTCTGCCGCCACCCAGAACTGGTGGTATATGAACTTCTCCAACGCGTAGGAGTGCCTATGGCCGACGCTCAAGTCTTGACAGGTGTCTCAGCATCCATCACTACGATAGATGCGACTCCTGTGAACATATTGAAACTTCCGATCCTCGATAACGCAACAAACAAGGTCAACATACAGGTCGTCGCCAGAGAAGTAGGGTTAGACGACTCAAGGATGTGGGATGACGTAGTTTTGATCGACAGGACAGATGGCGGTATGCCTTCTATGATCGGGACTTTGGTGGAGAATGTTCCAAGCGTAGGTGAAGTCGGTTCTGCCTTGTGGACGATTGGAGTGGTATTTGATGCTACAGATGCTTTTATCCAAGTCACCGGAGAAGCCGGGGGAGAAATCAACTGGTTCTGTTCTGTAGACATAGTGTACGTATGTGAGGTCTAGTGCCCTCCGTTTCCTTTATATCACTGACCTCAAACCTGCCATTCGTTGACACATTCCCCAACACGGCAAGCCCGATGCTGGATGGGTCATCCTACAGACAAGGCGGGACCGATGGGACCAATTGGACCGACATGCAGATAGCCTCAGGACTTGCTTATGCGAATACGAGAGAGAGTGGTTTTAATGACGCCATTGCAATCGCCAAACAAGTCTCTGGGATTTCCACGGTAAAACATTATGCCAAGATCACAAAACACGCCTTGGCGGGATATACGCCTGCTTACTCTCACGAAATCGAAGCTTTGGTGATGTTCGATATCACCTCTGGAAACGCAAGGGGTTATGAAGCCGACGATCTCGGTAGTGTCGTACAGCCCGTGAGATGGAATGGCGCTTTGAACGACTTCGCGGTCTTCGGGACTGGATGGGGGACGACGATAAGCGGGGCCGAACCCACTATCGGTGATGGGGATATTCTTACCGTTTCCGCCCAAGTCCTTGCCGGGAATACGAGAATCACCTACAACGTCAATGGGACGGATGTATTCGTCTTTGAAGATCAAAGCGCGGGAAAGATCGTAACCGGGTATCCGGGCTTCGGATCGTTCATCAGGACCGGAGTTGCTTTGGCGGATATGTCCAAGATTTCCGTGAGCCGTTTTGAGGCTGGGAACTGGTGAGCAAAGTACAAAGCGCGGTCTCTGCGGATACGAACGACGCCTCATCTGGAACGGTCGCAACGCAGAATCTGGGGGCTGCGATCACCGCTGGGAATGCCGGATGGGGGCATGTCTCCTGGCAGCAGGGTGGAACTTCGGTAACTAACGTCACAGACGGGACAAATACCTATACGGTTATCCAGACTACGGGGCCGGATGCGAACAACATTTTCTGTGCGACGTTCTTCTTAGGGAATGTGTCAGCGACAGGATCAACCCCACATCTGACGGCGACTTTCAACATCGCCAGTCTTTTCCGAAGAATCCATTTCGAGGAGTGGAGCGGGGTAGCTACCTCTTCGAGTCTCAACAAGAACGCCGCTCAAGAGAGCGCAACCTTCGGGACCGGGACGGATGCCGTAACAAGCGGTGCTCAAACTACTACAGCTGCTTGTCAAGTCGTTGGGGTGGCTTATGACTCAAGCACTACCACCGTACCTTCGGTGGGGACCGGATTTACCTTGGGGGATTCCTCAAGTTTTTCTGCCGGAGATAACTTCAGGACGGAGAATCTTACCCAAGGGGCCTCTGGATCAACGGCGGCGACATATACTACGACTGCGGGGACGGATCAAATCCACGTACACATGCTCGCAATGGCTCCGGGTGCTGCTGGTAATCAATTGATGTGGGTAAAAGGATGAAACTGAAAACAGAATTTGGAAGACATAACGATCAGATACAACAGTCAACCGCTAGAATCATTGAAGGCGGAAGCTGGAAGAAGCAACGAACCATCATGCTGATACCAGCGGGTGAGATGATCCCAACAAAGGTCTATCTCAACCACAGGTCTTTGATGTTTCCTCCCAACCAACCGGCTCATGTCATGGCGGCGGAAGGCTTTGAAGTCGGGGATGCTTTCAGTACCGCGATACTTGAAATAATCAACCATCCAGACTTGGGGAAGTGGGAATACCTGCTAACGATAGAGCACGACAATCTAGCTCCTGTTGACGGGATAGTCTCCCTGATTAGACGGATGGAACAACATCCTGAATTCTCCTGTATCGGAGGTCTTTACTGGACCAAAGGAGAAGGAGGGGTTCCGCAGATTTGGGGCGACCCTAAAGACCCGATACTGAACTTCAGACCCCAACCCCCTGACCCTAATGGTGGTTTAGTCGAATGTTGTGGTACAGGTATGGGATTCAATCTCTGGAGACTGAAGATGTTCCACGACCAAAGACTGAGACGCCCTTGGTTCAGGACCGTGGCAGACCACACAGGACTTGGAACGCAGGACCTCTATTTCTGGGGGGATTCTAGGAAGTATGGGTATAGATGCGCGATTGATTGTTCGGTGAAGGTTGGTCACTATGACCATGAAGATAAATTCGGACCAAAGGGGATGATCTGGTGAAAAGGAAGCTAAAGACCGTAGAAGCGACTCCGTTACTCAAGCTTGACCTTGGGTGTGGGAAGAACAAGCAACCCGGCTTCATCGGGGTGGATTCTATAAAGTTCGATGGGGTGGATACGGTTCACGACCTATCAACTAAATGGCCTTGGGCAGATGGGTCGGTAGAAGCGGTTCACTGTTCTCACTTTCTTGAACACCTGACCGCCCCCCAACGAATACACTTCTTCAACGAGCTATACCGGGTACTGATTCCTGAAGGGAAAGCTACGATCATCACCCCCCATTGGAAGTCAGGGAGGGCTTATGGTGATTTAACTCATCAATGGCCTCCGGTAGTCGAGTTCTTCTGGTACTACCTGGATAAAGGCTGGAGGTCGGCGAATGCGCCTCATCTTGATCTTAATTGCGATTTCGCTTGTACTTGGGGTTATTCTCTCGCTCATCCGTGGACTCTTAAGAATACGGAAGCACAAGGGTTCGCCCTTCAGCATTACTCAGAAGTAGCCCAGGACATGATCTGCACCGCGGCCAAGCGTGCCAGCGTATCAAACCAGTAACAACGCCTATCAGGGCGCGAACCAGTTTGTCTATCAGACTGTACAGTCAGGTCCAGCACCCTCAGCCCCTACAGGTTCTGGAGGTGGTAGGTGGTTCGGATACTGTCCTACCTACGAAGAGAAAAGAGAACTAAAAGAAGAAATACAGGAAGTAGTAAGAGAAAAGAAGGTAATAGAGAGAAAGCTTCAATTCTCGCCCAACAGGCAGGATTTGTACTTCCTTGTAGAGCAACTGACCATCCTCCAGAAACGTCTGGATAAGCTGGTGGTCGAGTTCACCTACATGATGGAGTGTGTCGCTTACTATCAAAAACTTGACGACGAGGAGGAAGAATTCCTGATGATGATTTCTGGTGAATTATGACTGAACCTTGGAAAGCAGCAGTTCACGCATTGATGACCGAATCCGGCCACTACAAGTTCGTGGTCGAGAAAATCGAGTCACTGGAGCCTGTAGTTCCGGTCTTCGACTACAAGTCCCAGTCAAACATAGAGGAGATCAAATTCAAGCTTGCACAAAAAGAGATGTGGAAGCTCATTCTAACTGTACTGAAAGGCAATCATGGCTGAGTCACAGACCGCCGAAAACGAAACCACCCCAACCGAACAGACCAAAGAACAGGACGTAACTCTCGATGATGTTTATCGGGATGCAGGTCTGGACAAGATAGTTGAAACGCAAACTCAGCAACAACCACAGACTCAGCAGGAAACCCGTACTGAGCCTTTAAGTGTTCCTGATCCTTATGATACGGAAGCCTTCAAGGCTTACCAAGCTCGGTTACAGGCCGAGACGACAGCATTAAGACATAACCAGGCGAGACTGGCCGAATACGTTACCAAAACGGAGCGTGAACGGATGAAATCCGCACTGGAAGGAGACATTAAAAGCGCAGTTGAGAAGGTCAACGACACGGTGAATCACCCCAAACCGAAGGTGGTTGAGGCGATGCTCGATGCCGAAGCCCGAGAGAATCCGAAGTTCAAAGCCTTGTGGGAGAACAGAACAAAAAATCCCCAGGCTTGGGACAACGCTCTCAAGGTGGTGGCTAAGAAATTCTCCGAAGACCTCTCGGTTCAGGTGGACCCCAAGCTTGTTGAAGCTCAACGACTCAGAAAAGATTCACAGAAACAGATGGCGACTACTACTGAGGTGGAGGAGTCCAACGAGAAATGGAAGGACGACTCCAAGTTCGACCAGAACTGGGAACAGTTACTGGGCAGGAGTTAAGTCGCAAGAAAGGATAGGTAGCTCTAGTGGCCGCAATCGTAACCACAAATGCCACAGTCTTAACCCAACCCGTCAACTTCGTGTTGATGAAGGGGCTTTTGCAAGCCGCAAGGAAGAAACTCCCGTACTTCAATGGCACCCTTCCGGGTGAACTCATCAAGAACGGTGGTTCTTCAGCAGTCAAATGGGAACGTATCAACAACCTGACGGCCATTACAACGGCTCTTGGGGAGTTTGTCGGTACGTCGGCGTTTCTGTTTGGACGCTCTCTTGTAACACCGACCTACTCCTCTGTCACAGCGACCGCTGCCAAATACGGCAATGCGATTCAGGTTACGGAGGAAGTAGACCTTTTCAACGTCAACACCAAAGCCGCACGGCTGATGGATACCCTTGGAGCTAACGCCGGGGAATCTCTGAACACCATCGCCAAGGCCGAGTACGACAACGCAGCCTCCGGTAACACGAGATTTGCAACCAACGCCGCTGGTGGTGGTGCGAATACCTCTGCTACCGCTTCCAAACTCGCAACGACTGACCTTCAGTTCGCGGTCAATAAGCTGAATGTCAACGCAGCGATGCCATTCACTCCGATGGCGACCGGAAGTCGAAATGTCGGCACCAACCCGATCCGAGCGTCCTACTATGGTATTTGCCATGTGGACGTAGAGGAAGACGTAAGGACTTTGACCGGATTTACCCCGGTTGAGACTTATGGGGGTTATACCGAGACCATGCCGTTTGAATTCGGGCATGTGAACGGTATCCGTTGGTGTTCTACTCAAGTCGCAACCATCCAGCTGTCGGCTGGTAAGAAGACCGCGACTGGGTACAGAGGCTCTTCGTCAATCCTGAACGACGTATACAGTTCTTATGTATATGGCCGTGAGGCAATCGGGACCGTGGGACTGGGGAATATGCACGCCTCCAGTTCTTACGAGATGTACAACCCGAAATACCCCCCGGCGGTTGAGGTCATCTTCAAACCAGTAGGTAGTGCAGGAGCGGGCGATCCGTACAATGAAATCGCCTCCCTTGCGTGGAAGTCATGGTTTGTAGCCAAGATTCTCAACTCGTCGTGGTTGATCAAGCTGAAGTCTCTGGCAACGAAGCTGTAATGAGGACGGGGGAGTCGAAAGGCTTCCCCTCTATATGCCCGGTCTTAGAGACGACGACCCTTTGTATTCGATGATTTCTCTAAGGCAGAAGTACGCCCAGGATCAGGGTATGCAGAACCTGC